CGATCCGGCAATCGACCCGGAAGACGGGCTGCTCGTCGCACAGCGTCAGGACCTTCTGGTCGGTGCTGGCCTGCTGACAATCAACGAAGCCCGCGCCGAGCTGGGCTATGAACCAACCACCGAAGGTGACACCTTCCGACCCCGCCTGGTTGTAGAGCGTGGATTGTCCGACTTATCTGAGACTGTGCAAGAAGGACTCAAGAACAAGGCGGACGAACACAACGAAGCGATGAAAGACCGCGAACGGTGGCGACGCACGACGCCTGGGGTGCTTGCAAAGGTCTTTGAGCGTGGCGTCGGTGCCTACAATACAAACCCGCAGAGCGTGCGCCCTGGGGTATCCAGCGCCGATCAATGGGCCTATGCGCGGGTGAACTCGTTTCTGTATGCCTTACGCAATGACAAGTTCCGCAGCGGAAAGCATGACACCGATCTTCTGCCCGAAGAACACCCGCAAAGCACGAAAGGCGAAGAACGGAACGCTGCGCCGGGAAAGATCCGGGCTGTTCTCGGCGTCCGCTATTGGACGGTTGGCGACGATGCGGTCTGTAAGATATGCGCGCCATTTAGCGAGAGGGTCTACGAGATCGGGTCGGACGGACGCCATAAAGGCCCGCAGCTACCGCAGCACCCGAACTGTCGATGCTATTATGAGCCGCTGTTCACTCGGGCGCTTCTCCGATACGTTCCGCAGAGATACAGCGACATTGACTTTTCACCCACCGCCGGCATGATCGCCGAAGCACAGAAGGCCGTGAAGTGGATAGAAGCCGGCGAGGCTGGTGACGGAATGGTGCAATCTACGAAGGTTTGGGCGCGCAAGGTTGCCAATGGCGAAGACCTCACACCCGAGAAGGTGCGAGATATGAACGCATGGTTTCCGCGCCATGAATCAGACTTAGAAGGCGAAGGCGCCAACCCCGGCGAAGACGGCTACCCCTCGCCGGGCCGGGTCGCCTGGGCTGCGTGGTTTGGCGATGCGGGTCGGTCGTTCGCAGCTCGCCGGGTCCGTCAGATGGATGCCGCCGACGAGGCAGATCGACAGCGCGCAATCGCAGCAAAAGGAGCGGAAGTGAAGCACAATATCGGCGTGACACTCAAGCGTGTTGTCAAGTATCACGACGGAAAACCGCATGAAGACGAAGAGAAGCTGATTCAGGATACGTTCCGATTTGTTGCCAGCACGGCAGACGTTGACCGAATGGGCGACATTGTCGAACAGTCTTGGAATCTCGACGCCTTCAGAAAGAACCCCGTCATACTCTGGAATCACGACAGCAGCCGCTCACCGATTGCCCGCGCCACCGCTGTCGAGGTCGTCAACGGTCAACTTGAAATAGAGATGCAATTCGACATGGTCGACCCGTTCGCTGCGGAGGTAGCAGGCAAAATACAGCGCGGCTTCATTAATGCCGGGTCCGTTGGTTTCTTCCCCGGTCAAGTGAAGTATCGGGGCGACTTAGAGCCAGAAGATCCCCGGTACAGCCGCGATGGTTTCGGGATCGTTGCCAGTAATAATGAGCTGGTCGAGTTCAGTATTACCCCTGTGCCCGCCAACTCTTCAGCATTACTGGCTGCGTCTGCCGATGCCGCGACTGATGACGACCTCAGGCGGCTGATTGCGAATAAGACCAACCGTGTCCGGCTGGCGCATATGCTGACTGGCAGCGGTCCCGTTTGTAACCACGATCACGATCACGACGTCAAGCACGCCGATCCCCTGGAATGGCTGCGAGACACAACCCCCGCGCAGGCTCCCGGCCTGCCCTTTCTCAAGGAGTAGCCGGTTATGTTCGGCGATGACACCACCAACACCAAGAGCCTGGCGGTCCCCGACCAGATCACTGAATCAAGCCTTCGCGAGCACCTGAAGGAAGCCGCCGCAGTTCTGACACGCACCGCAGGCGACCAGACCGCAACCGCCCGCGCCGTTGACGATCTTTCCAACAAGCTTCAGGGCATGATCGAAGCAAGCGCACGACCACAGCAGCGGGCCGCAGTCGGCGTAAAAGATCGCGAGCTTCAGCACCGATATTGCGATGAATCTGGTCGTATTCACCTGAAGGGCGTCAACCGTCGCGTGAAGTTTGCGGGACAGGTCGCCGAGGTTTATCAGCCCGGCCTACTTGACGACACCGAAGCACAGACGCCCTGGCACCTTGAACTTCAGAAGGCCGTCGAGCGTCGCAGTCTTGTCCGATTGATGGCCAAGAACCCAGCGACGCCACGCACCGACGCCGAGATCATTAAGCTGATGTCTCGTGCGCCGCAGAACATCCGCGGCGCAATCGAGAAGGCCATCACCGACACGGCCGGAAGCGGCGCCGAGTGGATTCCAGATGGAACGTATCCGTCGATTTATGAAGAGTTCAAGGTCCCGCTCGCTATCGCTGGTCTGTTCCCGATCGTCGATATGCCACGCGCAACCATGCTGCAGCCGAAACTGAGCACCGGCGTTCGTCCGTTCAAGCGCAACGCGATCACCAGCGACGATCCAGCCAACTATACCGGTTCAACCCCGGTGACCGCTGAGCAGACCATCACGGTATCCAACATGGCCGTTCGGGTTGTGTACGACACCCTGGAAGCCGAAGACGCGATCGTCGCACTTGAACCCCTTGTTCGTCGTCTTGTCGTCGATGCACTCAACGACGGCTACAGCGACGCCATGATCAACGGCCACACTGCCGGCACGCAGGACACAATCAGCGCATGGAACATCCGCGGCCGGTGGGGCGCGTCCGGTCTCGGCGGATCTGCCGACCACCGCCGACTCTTTGACGGCATGCGTCGGATTGCCATTGCCAGAAGCCAGAACGTTGACATGGGATCAACCCAGACCGTTTCGGGCCTTATGTCTTCGCTTATCGGCGGCATGGGTGAACGGGCGGCATCGAGGCTTGCGATCATTGTCTCGCCAGAAGTCTTTTATCAGAAGTTGCTCGCCGATACGAACGTTCTGACCCTTGATAAGCTCGGCGCCGGTGCCACGCTCCTCTCTGGCCAGCTCGCCAGCGTCTTCGGTCACCCGATCGTGGTATCTCGGTTCTTGTCTGCCGACCTCAATGGTTCGGGCGTGTTCGACAACGCGACGAAGGACAAGAGCGGCGCAATCGCTGTCGACCTGACGGCGTTCTCACACTACCAGCGGCAGGGCGCGATCGTTGAACTTGACCGCGACGTTAAGACCGGCGGTACCCACGTCGTTGCAACGCTTCGCCGGTGCTTCAAGACTGTTAGCGGCTCAAATGAGGCCGTCGTCCGGTTTGGCTTCAACTGGCTTTCCTGATCATCCCTGACACCGGGCCGGCCGGCCGGCATGCCTGGCGTCGAACACTTCTGGAGTAAAACAATGTCGATCATGTTTAGAGCGATCAGGTCAAACGTCATGGCGGGCAGTAACGCCGCCGACGCAGCCGTCGCAGTGTGGCCTTACACAGAAAAGGGAATCCTTGTAAGGGCGTACATTGAAAACCTGACTTCGGTCACGGCAGACAATTCAGACAATATCACCGTGACGGCCACACAGAACAGCACGACGATTTTCAGTCGTCAGACAAATGACGCCGGCGGAACGCTTGCGGCAAACTCATGTCCAGAGCAGACCTTCGGTACATCGATGGTCGGCGATAAGCTGGAGGTAACCAAGGGCGATGTAGTGTCGTTCGCCGTTGCCAAGGCTGGCACCGGGCCGGCTTACGAGCTCAACGTCGTGCTTGTCTATCGACTGGCAAACTGAGGTTCTAAGCCGTGGCATTGACTTCCGCAGCAAACGTCGCAGCAATGGCGCCGAACCTGACCGCATCCGAAGCGGTTCTATCGGCACTGATCGCGCGTGCTGGGGTCGCACTCGCCCGGCATTGTGGGTATCCGCCGGCCACGGTTGGCGGTGCCCCAACACTTGAGAGCGCAACATATACGCTGTTTTCTGGTGATTATCAGCTACGTCGGTTCTCTGGGCGGGTGTTGATTATCGACACTTACCCAGTGACGGCGATCGCATCGATCCATGACGACCCAGACGAAGAATACGGCAGCGCCGATCTTGTCTCTTCTTCTGATTATGTTCAGCGGGGCGACCAGGGCGAGGTCATTGTGTTGAAGCTCGACGCCATCCACGGCGGATGGAGTCACGGCGAGCGGGCAATCAAGGCAGTAATCACAGCAGGATACGCAAGCGTTCCCGCCGACGTTGAAGCCGCCGCCATTGAATATGTATTGCATTTGCTGGATCTAAGGGATCGCCGGGGCGTTTCTAACGTCAGCACACC